CACAACTCGGCAGACAGCGCGCGCGGCTTGAGGAAGGCGTTCTTCGAGCGGCGGAGTTCGTGCGCCGCCTTCTCCTCCGGCGTCATGTCCGCGACGTCCTTCTTGACGCGGCGCTTGCGGCGCGCATCCTTGACCTCGCGCGCCGCCGTCTTGGCAGCGTTGAGGGCGTCCGTGATCGCCGTCTTGAGGTCCGCAGACACGCGCGCGCGGATCTCGCGAATGCGCTCAACGACCTCGAGGAGCGACGGGGCAGCACCCGAAGCGGGCGCAGCAGCAGCGGCATCCGCGGCAGGGGCAGCGGCGACGACGACGACCGGCACCGTCACCTCCGTCTTGGCAGCGACCGCCGCCTTCTCCTTCTTCGCCTTCGGAGCGGGGGCGGGGGCAGCGACTGCAGGCGTCGCGGCAGGGGCGGCAACGGCGGGCGCGGCGGCGACCTTCTTGGCGGACTTCTTGCTCTCCTTCGTGGCGGTCTCGGCGGTGCTCATGTTTGATACAGAGTGAGAAACAGTAGCGGGCATTCTAACGCGGTTGTGTATAGTACATCGCCCGACGGCGTAAATAGGTTTGAGTACGATTTTATTTGTTGCGGAGAAGCAATGAGTAGTTTTGGATTGGGACCGTCCAAGAAAGGGCGCACCGCAGATAGCAGCATGTTGACCCGAAACCTAAAATTGGTCGCGCAGGGGCAGGCAGACGCGACCTATGCGTCGACGCAGAAGAAAAATTGCTTTCGACTGTCCAGCGCGATTCTCGGAGGTTACCAGTACAACGGCGCGACATTGGCGCGACAGAACATGAATGTATTGAGGCAGTCCGGCGGCGGCGGCGGTCCTGCAAACATTACATTGGAAGACATTGCGACGTTGACCGGACCAAATCAGTACACCCTCACCAGCAATTACACGATCGCAGCAGGAAGTACGCTGACGATTGCGAGTGGAATTACGTTCATTGTTCCTTCCGGCAAGACCCTCACGAACAACGGTACACTTAACTCAACTCTCGGAGTGTTTAGTGTAATCCTTGGCGGAACGTTTACGAACCTCGGCACGTGGTACATTTAATAGATAGATCGTCTTGTATCTTTTTATGACGGTTTAATAAGAAGATGGTAGTGCTTATCGGCGGAACAGTTACTTCGACCAATGGTGCACGTGAAGAACTGTCCACCGGATCAAGGATCAACGTATTAGTAACTGGGACTTACTCCTCGGACGCCACGTCGGGATTTACCACCAACCCCGGTTCGACGGTTAGTATCGAGGGGGGAAATTTCACACTGGGTGGTCCCGGTTCTTTCTCGGGAGACGTATCGGTGACTTCAACCGGTTCATTAACTTTAAATGATGTGACGTCGCTTCCAGGAGCGACTACTATTGGGAGCAGATCTACAATAAATTTAAACGCAAATACTACGATAAATACCATTAACAGCGAGGGTTACATAAATATTAGGAGTGGAACGACCACCAATATTACCGGAAGTGCGGATCTTACGGCAGGCGATATGTCGATTAACGGACGATTCGATTTGAACCCGGGTGCGAGTTTGACAACCAGCGGTACAAACGCGATTAATGTTAATTCGGGGGGAACGTTGGCAGTGAGCGGAGCCGCTTCTTTTGAAGCAAATACCACTGTCAAAAGCGGGGCAGAGTTGCTCTTAACCCCCACGTCTAGTGTCCAAATTGCGAATGGAGCGACGATGGCACTTCAATCGGGTTCATCAACTAGACTCCAATCGACTCTATTAAATTCCGGAACTTTAGAAAACAATGGATCTGTAACTACCAGTGGAGCGGGATCGGTTGTAAATGAAGGTAGCGGAACCACGAGTGGCACTAGTCCGCCAATTACAAATACAACGTATTTGGCAAGTATTGCAACCGCTTCAGGAAGTATCTACACGCTGAACGCAACTAAAATTATCGCATCCACGGAAACTCTTGTAATCGATAGCGGTCTTACTCTCGTTATTCCCGACGGTCTTACTCTCACGAACAACGGGACGATCGTGATAAATGGAACGCTGACAAACAATGGCGGAAGCACCGGCGGGTTTGTCAACAACAGCACCAAGACGGTCGACGTTAATCCGGGAGGAGCAATCAACAACTCGGCGTCGTATTTCACTAACAATGCTCTCGGTACAATTATAATTTCAGGTGGCGCTACATTCTTAATTGCCGGAGACTCATCGGTATTCTCCAACGCAGGAACATTCAGAAACCAGGGAATATTTAAAGTGATAGCTTTTGCACAGTGCCAAAACAGCGGTACATTTAACAACGAGGATGGCGTAGTCACAAATTTTCACGGAGGAAGTTACTCTGTAGGATATTTCGTAACGACTGGTGTAGTCAATAATAGTGGAGGTCATTTCGGTGGGGATATCACTCTTTACCTTACTATTACTGATCCTGGGGTATTTTACAATCCAGGACCAATCGACACGTGTTCGCAGGGTTATGTAACCACAGCTGTTGAGGGGACACTTACCGAGTCATGCCAACCGCCGACACCGCCGACGCCCCCGCCGCCCCCGCCGCCGCTATAATTTAATTTCTAGATAGAGTATGACGACGCGAAACGAAGCAATGCGAAGCAATGCGAAGCGTCTTGTCTCGGGCGATCCCGCCCGAAACAAGAAGTTTCATTCTGAACCATACCCCCCCCCTGAATTTTTTGGCGAAAAGGGGGAATTAAAAAACGGCAAAAGATTTGAAGATGAAAAAGTGGCCTTTATGTGGCCACTCGAAAGTCGAAAAAAAGTTCGCAAAATGTCTGCGTCCGTCAAAATCTTTCACAGAGAGGCGGGGTATGCCAAATTTTTCTGTTTTCGCAGACTACCCCCCTCCCCCGGCAGACTTTTGAATTTGAATCCTGAATCTGAAACTCACTTCAAGTGACGACTGGCCATTCCGAAAAAAAGTTTCATCCGTTTTAGACCCTTAAAATCTCCAAATCCATCTACGGACAATCTGCGAAAAAAAGGCAAATGCCGGATAGCAAGTTTGGGTTTGTGGACCACGTGGTGTACATAAATTTAGATCACAGAACTGACCGCCGCGAACATATCGAGGCGTCGCTTGCCCCGTACTTTCTGCCCGAAAAGGTCACGCGGATCAGCGCCATACAGCGCGATATTGGAGCGATTGGATGCACAGAGAGTCACATTGCGGTTATGGAAATGGCAAGGGCGAACCAATGGAAGAACGTTTTGGTCCTCGAAGACGACGCGATGTGGACAAAAGACTTTAACGAAGCATACCCGGTCCTGGAGCGTCTTGCCGGCGATCCGTCGTACGACGTAATCATGCTGAGTTCTACGTTCACGCGGTGGTATGGCGGATCGCTGAAACTCATTTCCGGTAAAACTTCCTCGGCGTACCTCGTGAACTCGCACTATTACGACACGCTTCTTTCGAACTTCAAAGAGGGTCTGAAACTCTTCGAGGTTTCGGGGGAGAACGGCAAGCACGCCATAGACACATACTGGTGTTCTCTTCAGGAACGGGACAACTGGTTTGTCGTAACACCAAACATCGTATGGCAGCGCCCCGGGTACAGCGATATTATCAAAGAGGTCGTGAATTACCGGTTGGAAGGGTCTAAACCTCACTTTGAATTCGTAGAGCGCGTGGTTTACATAAACCTCGACAAGCGCACGGAACGGAGGACGCGCATCGAAGCAGAACTCGCGCCCTTCTTTAAACCTGAAAAGGTGACGCGATTCAAGGCGATTGAGCGTGATTCTGGGATTCTGGGGTGCATGGAGAGTCACATTGCGGTTTTGGAAATGGCGAAGGCGAACCAATGGAAGAACGTTTTGGTCCTCGAAGACGACGCTGTATGGGAGACCGACTTTGAGAGCGCGTACGACTCGCTAACGCGTCTCGTCGAGTCTCACTACGACTGCATCGTTTTCGGAGGGCACAATACTCGGTGGGACGAGAAAACGTTTCGTCTGATACGCACATTTGGGGCAGAAGCGTACCTCATTCGTTCGCATTACTACGACACTCTATTGGCAAATTTCAAAGAGGCCAAGGCGTTGACGGAAACACACGGGAGACCGTGGGATCACGCGCACGACGTTCATATGAATAGACTATTTTGCCAAGACAGTTGGTATGCGGTCGTGCCCGGTCTTATGAAACAACTTCCCGGGTATAGTGATATACGCAAGGAGGATGTCAAGTATACCCGGGATTAATCAGTGCAGCGAATAGTTGTATGCGCAGTGGTATGCGGTATTAATGTAGGTAGCAAACTCGTAGGAATCCCACATTTCCACGAGGACCGAGAGCAGAATCGTGGAAATGTCGAGACTCAAATGGCGTTCGGTGTTGTACGTGTGCATAATGTTCCGGAGGTTGCGCAGTATAGTGTGGTATTTTTGCGTGTGTGAGTCCGTCCAGCAGCGCGTGTCCTGTATAAGAGAATTCACGAGCGCGACGATCTCGGGGTACGATAGGGAAATAAAGTGTTCGTGGTGTATCGGGAAATCAAATTCGCGAAGGATTTGGCAGACGCGCAACCACCGGTTGTCGCGCATTTCGATCGTCGAAACCAACGTAGGTTGACCTTCGTGGTAGAGGGGTTTTCGAAGTCTCTTGCGGTATCGCACGATCCTGCGTAGGCGGCACGTGTCTTCTTTGGAAAAGCGGGTGCGCGTGTAGGGATTCTGGATTTCGAGATCCTTCTGCGACCACTGAAAGATTGTGCGCTGGTCGAACCACCACACCTTGCCTTCCTCCTCCACCGAAAAGTAATTTGACGGGTGAACGTCGCACTTGTCCTCGCACGACACGACATCCGAGTCGTTGTTACAGACCCTGCGGTCTATGACGCCCGGACCCGCGAGTTGGTTGTATGCTCGCACGTTTCCCCCGCGAATGATCGCCTGAAATTTTGTGATGCCGCGGAGAGCGCCACTAGTAATCCACGACCGCACGCGCTTCGTGCGCATGTGCATCCCGCAATACATGCAGTTTGTCAGGGCGTTCCTGCTGCACCTCTCTGCCGACTTTTTATTTTGACATGCCAAGCACTTCATATTACGCTTATTCGAGACCGACACGAAAATATGATGACAAAACGGATCGGACGGATTTGGGTAGGTGAACAGCACAAACTAGAGAAGAAGAAATGGCAGCACCCGCAACAGTCAACGTTTGCAAGATCAATGCGTCCAACATTACGTTTTCCGAAGTCAAGAAGAACAAGCAGGGCGGTGGATCTGTCTCCTTCAAGTACACGAACCAGAACGTTCAATTCCGCTTCCCGCAGTTCATGTTTCCAGGCGGCGTGCTCGTGAAGGATAATCAGAACAAGGACGGCAGCGTGACGACCTCGTACACGATGTCGGCGAGTCTGCACGGGTGCGACCACTACGCTGCTGAACCTGCGGCGGGTACGGACGACGTCCAGAAGGCGTACAACTTCCTGCGCGAGTTCCAGGAGGCAGTGATCAAGGCGGCAGTGGACAACAGTCCCAAGTGGTTCGGAAAGAAGCGCGAAATCGGGTCGATTCGCGATTCATTCAACAAGTTCCTGAGCGTCTCGGTCGATAATACTGCCGAGGGGTGGGTGCCGAACGGCAAGTACCCGCCGAGTCTCAAGTTCAAGTTGCCCGTGTATGACGGCAAGGTCTGCACGGACATCATCGACGACGAGGACAATGACGTGGTTCTCAAGTCTCCGTCGGATCTGCCGGACGCGTTCGGCAAGGGGTGCGCCGCGAGCATCATCGCGCAGGGCAGCATCTACATTATCGGTCAGGCGTTCGGTCTCACGTGGAAACCCTCGTTCGTAAAGGTCAGCAAGCGCCGCCGCCAGACTGCGCGCGACCTCTTCCGCGAGGACCAGGACGACGGCGAGACCGCAGGAGCGCCGCCCACAGGCAGTGCGCGTGCGGCGTTCGCTAAAGACGACGACGACGAGGTAGCAGCAGTGCCTGCCGCAAAGGCGGGAGCAGGCGCAGCAGACGACGACGACGACGACGACGAGGTGGGTTATGGCGGTGGAGCAGCAGCGATTGAACCTCCCGCACCAGCGCCTGCCCCTGCGCCGGCAGCAGCAGTAGCACCTCGTCGCAGGAAGGTCGCGTAATCTCCGTCGTCGCAGCGGTAGACTACGGAATCGCCAGGCGGAATATAAATAGTGCCGTCATCATCCACGAATAGTGTATCAAATAATGTCAGTTTTTTTCGTTCTGCGTCTGCGTCAATGATTACGCACCCCTGGTGGAGGATAAGAGTAGACAAACATCTGTCGCAGACCTTTGGGTGCTGTTTTTTGCCGCAGTGGGCAATGTCGCCAGGCGTAATAAGTTTCAGCGCGCGGGTTCGCGTTTTAAGTTCGTTGACCGTCGTCCAACCGCGCTTCATGCAGTCGTTGTATGCCGTTTCCGTCATAATGTTCCACACCGTTTCGTCGTACACGCTCCAGTCTTCCTGGAGCAATGTGGAAAATACATTATCACGATACCATAGGCATTTATGCCCGCCATCCGAGGTATGCTCGGCGAGTCCCACGCGCTTGTTCTCGTCGTTGTACAACCAGTGCACTTGAACGCCCGAATAGTCGGGATCTACGTTGCCTCTGTAGACTGTGCGTCCGTCATAATTGTATTCTTCGACGTCGGTATCGAGGTCAAAGGTCGCAATGCTTTCGTCTACAGGATATACGTTATGAAGACCTATCATTATTTTCGCTTCGATTGCTTACTGCTGCGAGTTTTGCGGCGCTTGGTTTTACGCTGCTTGCGCGTGCGGCATCGGACCATGGTGTACCCGTCGTTGCCACACTCCAACTTTTTGAATGTTTCCTCGTCTAGATCGGGAGATAAGCACCCTTCAGGTTCATGGTCTGCCCCGGAAAACCCCATCTTTTGTAACTTGAGAACCATCTCACGGACGTACTTGAAGTCGTCGTTGGTCCACACGTCGGGTGTAGACGAGGGAAACGCCTTGCCTGCTGCCGCCACCTTCGCCTTGAACTCTTTCGTCTCGGGAATGGCCGAGTCCGAACAACCCCTGCGGAACTGAAATCCGAACTTGGTGTACAAACCCATGACCTGCGGCAGGGCGTGCAGGTGGATGTGCGACGCCTTTTTCGCGGTGCACCACTTTATGAAGAATTTCAGGAGATCGCCGCCATACTTGGTCGCGCAAATCAGGTCGAGAAAGTATCCCGTCCCCTCCGGTCGGGCGCATATGAAACCGTACGGGTATATCTCCTTGTCAACGTCGCCCCTATAAATCACGAAAAAGTGCGTATTTGCTCGAAGAGCGTTTTGTACGAATGCCGTCTTGATCTGGTTTTTGCACGGGTCTCCGGGAATGCCCTTGACGAGACTCTCGAACTCTCGGTCCGTTATTTCGAGAGTCTTTATCAGTTTTTGCCCGCGAACAGTGACGCACTGCACGGTAAGTTCTGCTTCGCGTACAATCACCATCATCTTGAGGGCGCTTTCGGGTTCGGACTCGGCGATATCGAACGGGGACGGCGGACCTGCGAAATATTCTGAAACCTGACTGGCGGTGTATTTGGGTGCCGGTTTGGGTGCCGGTCCTCCTCGCAAGGTAGCACCTATACGTTTCAAATACTCGGCGATCTCGTTCTGCCCTTCCCGTTCGGCATAGTCGCGCGGCATCCCGAAAAAGTCGTTCTCTTCATTTTCGATGCCCGGATGCGTTTCGACAATGTACTTGACGATATCGAGACGACCGAGTTTGATGGCGTGCGTGAATGCAGTGTGACCGTCTCGCGGTCGCTCTTGGTGCCACTCGGTGTACTTGGACCCCGTCTTCTTATCTTCTGCTATAAAGTCTTCGAGGGATCCCGTCTGTTTGTCTATAAGGGCAGCAACCTGCCACGCCAGACTCATTACTTACTTAAACGATACTGTAATTTTCACGTCGTGGTGCTTGAGAGACTTGGTTGCCGAATGGGACAACTCGTGGCGTTTCTTGCGCGCGTCTCCAGCAGCGCCAGCGCCGGCAGCAGTCATGCGCGTGTCCATGTCTGCGTGGATGTCGTCAATGTGCGAGTGCATGTAGTCAATGCATTCGTCCTCGATCGCCCACGCGAAAAAGTTGAGTTGCCCCACCGTCGTCGACACGCCGTGGAAATCTATGCGATTGTGCCGGCAGAAGGGGTCAAACATCTTCTTGCTGTACGCCTTGAGGTGGCACTTGTACGCCAGGTAGACGATCACGTGCTTCCCTTCTTTCGTAACGTACGAAACATTGTTCTTTTTGGAATAGTTGGTCACAAACCAGTCCAGAATGCGCAGGGAAACTCCTCCTGTTTTGCCCGAAAGGATCTCGCGCAGTTTTTCAATTCGGTCGGGGGTGTAGAACTTTTCAAGACGCTGAATGACCCACTGCTCTTGCGTGGCGATGCTCTCCATTATATAGGTGCGACACTCAAACCGTGTAAACCGGATCTTTGAAGAAGATACTTGTGAAATACATACAATGATAGCAGAACACGTATTTACACTCGACGGCGTCACTCGCCTGAACCGGAGGATACGGCAGGTGTGTCGCGAGCAGGGGTATTCGTACAAACAAGCGAAGCGGGAGATGCACACGCTCATGAACGACGTCCCCGAAATCGCGAGGATCTGGGGTCGGAGGCGCAAGATCAACCGCCTGCTGAAACTGTACGGCAAGGCAGACCAGCGCACCGACGCGTGGTTGTTGAAGCGCGGCGAGATGATTACGGCGTCCGAGGTGTGCAAGGCGTTCGCGAGCGCATCTCCTTCGGCGAGGAAAGAGATGCTCGTGCGAAAAGTGAACCCTCGCGAATCCGCGGCGCAGGGCGGACCTAGTATGACCGCATGTCTGTGGGGCACTCAGTTTGAACCCATCGCCAAAGAGATTTATGAGAGTCTCCAGGGCGGGGCAAAAGTTATAGACACCACGTGCGTCGTTCATCCGAAATATCCGTTCTTGGGCGCGTCGCCCGACGGCATTGTTCTCATGAAGAACCCGCTGGACCGCGACTGGGGCAAGTTGGTGGAGTTCAAATGTCCCATCAGTCGCAAGTTTACGCAGACCACTGCGATCCCCGACGCGTACTACCACCAGATGCAGATGCAGATGGAGTGCACGGGTCTCGACACCTGCGACTACTGCGAGATGCAGTTCGTGCGGTGTAACCAGACGGACTGGCGCGCGTCGACCTCGCCGTATAAGGGCGCACTTGCGGTCTATGACAGCGGCGCGATAGTCTACAAACCCGACGATGCTGCTCTTCCCGAGTGGAAAAAGACGCTCACCGACGACGAGTACCGCCTCGTGTTTTGGACGCTGGAAAATATCCGGATCGAGGCAGTGCCGCGCGACCCGCGGTGGTTGGAGACGCACATTGCGGACCTTCAGGCGTTCTGGGCGATCGTCCAGGAGTGCCGCGCCGACCCCTCTAGAATAGAGCACTATACGCCCAGTATTCATTCACCCGGTGTCCCAGCGGAGACCCCTTTGGCGGAGATTCCTGCCCAGGTTGAGACCCCGGCGAAGGCATGTGGTTCGTCGTCTGCGCGTACGATGATACTTCTTCTTGACGACGACGTGTCTCCATAGACCGGTCCAAGAACTCGGGAGTTCCGAATTTTTCGCGTCCGGACCACAAGACTCCCATCGCAACCAAAAGAGCAATCGCCAGTCCCAAGTATACTTTGGAGATTTTCATTATTCCATATACGTGAAATAAGTGCGAAGTGTGGCGCAGGTTAAAATGGATTAGAATCAGGAAAATACGATCCTGAGTAATAACAGAGCAGCAGAATGTCGTACCTCCACGAAATGCTTACCGCGCGCGGCGTTCCCGTAGATTCCCCGGCAACCCTCGAGGTTGAGTATCCGGGAGAGGTTGTCAAGTATGGAGCAGACGTCGTCGTGTTCACCTCGAACCGGGCGCGCATCAACGAGAAGGACCTTGCGTCTCACGTGAGCATCACGCGCGAAAATGGAGGCAATACGGGCATCATCATTGTCCAGTCGCCTCCCTCGGAAACCGTAACGACGGCGCTCGCGGCGATGAGCGACGTCCTCCAGATCTTCCACGTTGCGCAACTCGAGTTCAACCCGACGAAGCATCGCAAAGTTCCCCGCCATAGAATCCTGTCTGCCGACGAGACGCGGCAGTACTTTGAAAAGTTCCGGATTAAACTGGACGACATTGTCGCCAAGATGAAGGTCGACCACATTCTGCTGAACGCCGACGAACCGCCCCTCCGCCAGATCGCGATGAAGCACAAGGATTACCTGCCCACGCCGCAGATTGCGTCTCAGGATGCGATTGCGCGCTGGATCGGTGCCAAACCGGGAGACCTCATTGAAATCATGCGCAACAGCGAGACTGCCGGCGGAACTCCGTATTACCGAATTTGTGTGGCGAGTGTATAATGTCACTCTCGACGCCCGAGGAGGAAAGGTTCAACAAACTGCTCGACGAATACCGCACGAACAGTTTGGAGTATCTGAGCACCCAACGCCCCGAGTACAAGAAGGCGGCAGACATTGCTGAGGGCGCTGTCCAATATATGCTCACGCAGAAGCAGGAGTCTGTGATCCAGCAGAAAAAAGACATGCAGTCCTTTGCGTCGTCCTACGAGGAAGGGCACAAGGAACTTTTTACCATTCGCGAGCGCGGTGAGGACATGCGCGGCGACACCCAAAAACTCCTAGACAAATACGAAACCTCGAAGCAGCGCTACGACGCGTGGTCGGACAACCCGTTGGCTCCGTCTACGATCAACTACAATAACGGGTACGGAATCCTGTGGCGCGTCGGGATTCTCATGCTGCTTCTGCCCACGATCATGTTTATTGGGTTCTTCAACCCGCAGTTGTACGAGTACGGGGGGTTCGGCGCTGCGACGGGTTCGTGGTTCGGCAGTTACGGCAGTCCTCTGACCTCGCCGTACTCGCCGTACTCGCCGTACTCGCCGTACTCGCCGTACTCTATTCGGTCACCATACTACTGATGGGTTCGGCGACTGCGTCGACTGCCGAAGATACGCCGGAGGACACGCCGCGCATGACAAACATGACAAACGTAAAAATCAGAAGAATGAGGACGACGACGATGTGCACGAAATAGAGGGCGCGGTCGACGACGACTCCCTGGTTCAGGTCGGTGTGCATCATGGCGAGTCGCGTGCGTTCGTCGTTTGCGCCCTGGAAGGATTGGACGTCTTGCCGGTATTGCACGAGGTCGTCTTCGAGATCGCGGATGCTCCGATTCGTGCGGTCGTTGCGACTCAGTTTGTTCCAGGCGTCGAGGAGGGATTGCGCGATGGATTTGAGTTTTTTGTTTTCATCGGCAAGTTTGTTTATGAGTTTCGCCTGTTTTGCGGTGTCTGTTTCCGCGTAGATAGACTTTAGCAGCACGTTGTATTCGTCACGCGCCTTTGAGTACTCTTTCATCTTTGAATCGATGCCCCCTCCGCCCCACCATCCGCCGTCGTTCCAGTCGCCGCCGCGGTCGCCGCCGCGGTCGTCATCGTTACGTCTGCCGTCTTCCATTATATATTTCTGTTCGGTAAAAGTAATGCCGCACATTTCGTCTATTCTCGTTGGAGTCGCAAACGGGTGCTCTACGACAGGATACACGCCGTCCTCTAAAAAACTGCCGACGATGGACGGATCTGACCTCACGCGCATCCTGAAACTGCGCGCGCTCGCCCGCTCTACACCGACCACGAGCGTCAACACAACGCACGCCGGCGGGGGCAGTTATAGCGAATTTTACGTGATCAAGTACGGAAACACGGTATCTGTCCCGCTATGCACTTTGCAGTTTTAATCTATGGAGTAAGTAATGTCTGGAATTCCGCAGTTGTATTTCGATCTGAGTTGCTGGGCGGACAATTCTTCGTCTCCAGCAATATCGGGTGGGTCTATCGGCAATGCGACCAATCCCTACACTGTCGATAAGTGCTACCAGCGCGCGCTGACAAAGGGGCACGACCTCTTCGCCCTTCAGGACGGAAAAAAGTGCTTCACGGGTCGTTTGTCTACCGATAACTACAAGATCTATGGCGCAGTGACAACCCCGTCACTCTGCACCGCGACCGGCGGGACGCTCGTGAACCACGTGTACTCGGTAAACTCGCTGTCGTTTATCGCGCCACACGAGACCATAGACTACTCGACGCGGACGTCAGCACCTGCTCTGTACTCTCACTTTGTGGATCAGACGTCGGGTCTGATGGACTCGCTGTCCAATGTGCCCATGAGCAACCCCGCGCCGTTCATGACGGCGATGGACGCAGACATAAACTCCCTCCGCGATTCCGTGACGATCCAGAAACTCAAGGACGAAAACTCGCAGACGATTGTGGACGCGACGCGACTGTTCGAGGAGGCGATGGACATGTCGGGCGTCATACAGAACACACAGACCGACACGGATAAACTCAAGCGCGAGGTGTTGTTCTCGTTCGACCAAAAGTCCGTCTATAAAGGATTTCTTCTCCCCCTCCAAATTCTGGCAGCAACCCTGATTCTTGCCGTAATCGTAGGATCTCTGCTGCCCTCAGGTCCGGGGTCGTCTGGGATCGTCCTCGTCGTTCTCGCAGTAGGGTTTGGCGTCACACTCTATTTTGCGCTGAACAAACAATCGCCCAAGTAAATAACAATGCTTCAGCAACTACAGGATATGCGGGCGAGTCCCGATGAACTCCAGAAGGCGCACAAACTCTTTTTGGCGGCGGCAGCAAACCGCGACGAGCGACCCGACATATACGAAGGTGCGCGCATACGCTACAACACCCTCAAGAACGGCGAGGGATGGTTGCAGCAGGAGAAGGCGCGAGTCTCGGACCAAAAACTGAAACCGAAAATAGACGACTACCGCCAGCAGTATCAGACCCTGAACAGCGAGTTTTCGGCACAGCGCGGTCTGGTCGATTCGATCGCAGAGGTGCGCGATCGTCAGTCCGCCCTCGCGGGGTCGGCGTCCAGCAGAATGTCGGTGCTCGACGATATACTTCGGGACAAGGAGGCGAAGATGTCGGTGTACGACCGCTTCGTAGAACTTGTCGCGCCGTCGGCGTACATACAGCAGGAGAACTCGGGCGAAGGACCTGCCGCGATCCCGATCGTCGCGTACTTTGCGTCGTTTCCCACATCATTCACTGTGATTTTGGACGTTGCCATTGCGGTTTTGGCGCTGTTTCTACTCGTAATTCTCGTGAACAAGTCCGGCGGTTTCAAAGGCCTTGCACGCGGGTTCTCCAACTTGACGGCGCGGTGGTGGGGGTGGGGAGCGCCGGCGACGTACGGACTCCGATCGCCGCTGAGCAGTAGCGCGCCGCTCTCGACAACTTAGAACAGAACGCTCCGCGCTTCTTCGGGCGTAAAGTGAACATTCAGAGCATACACGCGTATATTTCCGTAGGGTGAAAACCAACGGACATATTTGCTGCTCACCGGAATTCTTGCCGTAAGTACGTCGGCGATGGAATCGTGCCACACAATGTCGTCGTGCGAGTCCACGAGTATTCTTCGATTGCTCTCATTTCTAAACATGCGAAACCCGTCCCACGTAGTCGGGTGAAATCCTGGAATGTCATCGTTGTCGAAAGAGTCGATCGGGGTTTCAAACCATTCGGTATAGGGTAGGTCGGGAATCCACACGTAGGAGAAGCGCAGAAAGGGCGTTGCGTCGGACATGCTCTGCGGTACATGTTGTAGTTCAAAGAAGGGCACGGGGTTTCCGGCGTTGTAAAGGGCGCGGGCGATCGTGAGGATCATTCTTGCGACGGCGCCGCGCTGGCGGTATGAGGGGTCGACGAAATTACACATGATGGTGGCGGCGGGCGTTCCGGCGGGCGTTCCGGCGGGCGTTCCGGCGGGCGTTCCGGCGGGCGTTCCGGCGGGCGTTCCGGCGGGCGTAGAATTCCAGCGCCCCAACTTGGCAGCGAGGGTGGACACAAAGGGAATCCACGCGAAAAAATCGTCGGGTCCGAGGGGGCATCTGCGGATTCCAAAGTTAAGAATCCACAGTCTGAGCGCCCACTGCTGAACGCCCGGGTCGACGTCGCGCCACCGAGAACAGCAGACGCCGGGGTCTTTCGGCGTGTGGGCGTACTTGGCGTCGGGGTCTATCCTCGAAAAGTGTGGAAGGGGAGGGCGGGCACTACTTTTCTGGATAGGAAGCGCGTCCCACATTTCTTACATAGATACAAGAGACGCGATGAGCAATTTTAGTGTGTTCTTGATGGGTGCTCTCGTCCTGATGGCGCTCTACCTTCTCACGCAGATGCACGCGCTGGAAAGGTTTGAGGGCGGCGGCGGCGGAAAGAATGAAGACACCGGCGTCCCGACCGAGACGCGCACGGAATACGATTCCATATACGACGACTTTTATGCGGGACTGTACGACAAACTCTTCATGACTCCGGAACTGATATCGTTTCAGAAGGCGTCGATTCGCGAATACGGACTGTCGAACTGGGCGAAGGACGATGTAAAACTGCTGGACGCGTGCTGCGGGACTGCCCCGATGGCAGATTGGTTGTGCAAGGAGGGTGTAGACTTTGTGGGCGTGGACCAGTCCGAAGCGATGCTGAAGGTCGCGCGCAAAAAGTGCACGTCGGCGCGCTTCTATAAGGGCGACATTACGCGATCCGAAACGTTCACGCCCAAATCCTTTTCGCACTGCCTCATGCTCTACTTTTCGATTTACCAGTTCCAGAATCCCAAGATGGTTCTCGACAATATTTATTCATGGTTGAAACCCGGGGGCGTTCTTGTCTTGCACTTGGTCGACCCCAATAAGTTTGACCCCATTCTTGCTGCTGCTTCGCCGTTCCCCGCATTTTCGGTTCAGAAATACAGCACGGAGCGGGTGATTGACTCTGACCTGTTTTTCGACTCGTTCAAGTACCGCAGCAGGTTCGTGAAAGACCCGGAAGATGACGAGGCGAGGTTCGAAGAGGTGTTTGAGTTTCACGATCCGCCCAAGTATGTCGAGAACAACCACATGCTGCATATGCCGTCTGTAGACGCGATGTTTGACATTGTTCGGTCGAGCGGGTTTACGCGTCAAGAAATGGTCGACATGACGAGCATAGGTTACGAGTATCAATATCTTATCTATCTATCCAAATAAATGTCCGGCACAGGCGGCGGGAACAAGTCCTCGTACATTTCGGGGTCGTCGTCGACGTGGAGTTCATACCCTGCGACGGGGAACGTCAACATGAACGGACTTGGACTTACAAACCTTCACTCTATAACGTTAGCGCCGGGCGCGGGTGGCGTGAACGGTCAAGTTTTGACGACGGACGGTTCTGGCAATCTTAGATGGGCGGCGGGCGGCGGCGGCGGAAATGGAACGACGGGTGCGACGGGTGTGACGGGCGCGACCGGGTCTACGGGTGCGACGGGTTCGACCGGAGTGACGGGATCTACGGGTGCGACGGGATCTACGGGAGTGACCGGTTCGAGCGGAATTACGGGCGTTACCGGTTCGACCGGTTCGACGGGATCTACGGGAGTGACGGGATCTACGGGATCGACGGGTTCGACCGGAGTGACGGGATCTACGGGTGCGACCGGTTCGACCGGAGTGACGGGATCTACGGGTGTGACGGGATCTACGGGTGTGACGGGATCTACGGGTGTGACGGGATCTACGGGCGTAACGGGTTCGATCGGTGTGACGGGATCTACGGGCGTGACGGGATCTACGGGCGTTACCGGTGTGACTGGACCTACAGGTGCTGGAATGACTGGTTCGACCGGTGTGACAGGTTCGACGGGCGTCACAGGTTCGACCGGTGTGACGGGATCTACGGGCGTGACGGGATCGACGGGCGTGACGGGTTCGACCGGTGTGACGGGATCTACGGGTGTGACGGGATCTACGGGATCT